GGCTTCGGACTTTCGGTTAAGTTCGGCTTCCAGTTCCCTGCCTGCCTCTTCCACACGGTCTAGAATCACGATTTTAGCTCCTTGCTCGGCCAGATAGTTGGCGATGTTTTTTCCTAAAATGCCACAACCGCCTGTTATGACGATTACTTTGTTTTTAATGTCGAATAAGTTTTTCATATCTTCCGTTTTAAATATATCGCTTAGTTATTCTTTAATGCTTTCCAGAAACTCAATCTCTATAATGCGAAGATTGTGTTTTCCTTTATTCGCCTTTGCTTTCTTCTCCATGTCATTGGCCGCTCCGCCTGCCACTTCCACAATTTGCCCGAAAGCATCTTTATCGGTAGTACTTCCTTTCAAGCGGACGGTTATCTTATCGGAACGTACCGGCTTATCCACTTCCAAATGTACATATCCCAGGCTCTTTTCCGTGTTACCGCTCCAAATCAATTCGTTTCCGGCATACACCTCCAAAGGATAGCTACGGGAACGCCATCCGTTCAACTTGATGCAGATGTCATCAACACTTGCCTTTTCAGCTAATGTATAAGTTATCCAAGCGGTACTTAACTGACCGTCATTCGCCCATTCACTCAACTCGTTGTCATCATAGCTATTTCCCGTTTCAGTCTGGTTAGCACCCGCTTCAGCGGATACAATGGCTATGTCGCGTTTAATATCCTTATAAGAGGGAGTCAACGGTGTTTCCCCTTTATCCAACTTTCCTTTCAGAGTCAGTTGAGGCAAGTAGCCGCTCAACCCGTCCACGACCTTCACCGGAACAGTTTGCAGCGTAAGCGTTGCAGGCGGAAGTCCTTTCGCCTCGGCCATGACAACAATCTTACCGGCTTTGGTCGTGCTACGGATGAGTGCACGGTTGATACCACATTCCACCGGAAGGTTCATATCCAAGATATGATTGTCTTTTCCCTGTGCAATACCGCCACGCCATTCGGCTTCACCTTTCAAGGTAAACCGTACCGTGCGATTATCCAACGAACAACGCCTGCCGTCTTTATCCACAACTTCCACTTGAAGCAGAGCCATATCCGCTCCGTCCGCATGAAAACCTTCAGGGTTCTGCATAGCGGTAAGTTTCAAGCAAGCGGCTTCGCCCGCTGTGAACAATGTATAACGGCTTACCTCCTTACCTTTTCCGTCATAACTTACCGCTTCCAGTTTACCCGGTTGATAAGCTACCTTATCGAAAGTGAAAAGAAAATGATACGCACGTTTTCCCATACCCAGGGATTTTCCATTCAACAACAGTTCCACCTGCTCGCCATTCGATACGACATATACCGGTTTCACCGTATTTTCGGGATAACTCCAATGTCCGATAATATAGGTCTGATACTTATCCGTATCTACCCAACCGTTCCACATTACCTGATGGGCAAAGAAAGCATCTTTCTCTATGCGCATGGGATCTGTTACGCCACTACGACGATAATTTTCTTCACCGCGATAGTGTGTATTGGAATCTGAGAAGATAATCTTCGTACCACCTGCACTTACCCTTAATCCAGTATAAATCCGGAAAAACCAGACGTGCCGCTTAACAAAAACGATGCGTTTCAAAAAGTACAAAAACGACGCGTACAAGAAAAACGGTGAGCGCGGTCCTATTCTACACGACCAAAGCCCACCGTTTTTCTTTCACTTGAACCCTCTTAAAACGACCTTAAAATATCATTTAAAAGCCATTGCAGATTCAAAATAATTCACTATCTTTATGCAGTGTTAAGCTGCTATACCTAACACTTTATCCGGCTTCGTGTATAGCATCATGTCTGTATATTTAGCTTGGTAGTTTACGCTTGCACTAAACTCCACTTTCCTGCATTCCTTGAACAGGCTGCCAACAAATGGGTTGCGGTCCATCCAGTCGCACAGTTCTAAAATGGAGGCCTTGTTTGAAGTGAAGTATACGAACGAATGCCCTTTCAGAACGGTTAGCACATCCAGATAGTCAGCCAGACGCCAGGACATCCTGTAAGTTCCCACTTCAGTGGAAAGGTATGGCGGATCAACCAGGAATACCACGCCCGGAATATCCTTGTAACATTTAAACACTTCCTTGTAATCTTTGCAGGTAACCATAACCCCTTTCAGGTAATCTTCCGCTTCGGAATAATCAGCCCGCCGAATTCTATTGTAAATGGCTTCTTTCTTCATTTCTTCCAAACTGACCACATACTTCATGGCGAACAACAAGGAGGCTGAAATCGTGATATAATCCACGTAGCCGTGCTCTTTTTCCTCCCTCTCAATACGGGCTAACATTTTATCGCGAACCTCCCCGGTTATACGTTTATTTTTGGGTTCCCCTTCAGCTATCCGGCGCAAATCGGATAACAGCATATTGGTGGCTGGGATATTCGCAAGCCGGCGGCGGTAGTTATCGAAGTCGTTATACACAACGGTAGTATCAGGCCTGACACATTTGGTAATATGTGACAGCAGACCTGAACCGCCAAACAGGTCCACAAACATGGTGCTGTCCGGGAACTGTCCCAGTACCTTGATAAATTCCTTTGCAAACATGCGTTTCTGCCCCATGAAAGGAAGCGGGGCGGATAAATACATCTTTCTCATTTCATTCTGCCTTAAAACGGCCGCAAAGTTCTCCAAAATAAACGAAAAACAGTGGAAAACATAAACGGTTCCCGCTGCAAGACACATACAGCAAACTACACGTTCAGCCCGAAACGGACCGTCTCGTCACCGGCAAGCAGTGCACGGGTACCCGGGATATTGTTCTCGTAAATATGTACATTTCCTAAAAAGAGGGTGATCGACTTCAGGGGAAGTTCTATCTGCCGCGCCATCAGGTACAGGTGATAAATATCGGAAGGCAGCCCGAGGTTCGCGTCGCTGCTGCGCTGGTAGGCAGACAGAACCAGTTCCCCGTCATCCAGTTGGAATTGTACCAGACTCAAGCAGGGTGCCTGATTACTTTCGGCACCAGTCTCACCCAGGAAAAGCACATAGTTCTTGCTGTTGCGCTTCTCCCGGTTGATTTTCGCTATCAATGGCGGCAACTTCTCGAAATAAGTAGGATAACTATTCACCAGGATGGAACCGCAATAATCCCACCAATTGATACCGGCCTCCCGGTACTTCTCCACATTACGTTCCCCCTGCATGAACAGCTGGAGCTCGCTACGGAGTTTCTTACGGGCGATATTATGCCCCTCGAATATGTCAAGCAAGTCCGCCGGTGCCAGCGACAACTGCTCATTCAGAAGGTATTGTATGTTTCCCTTCTTGTTGGTCTGTGTCTTTCCCGCGACAAGAATCTTGTCCAGGATACGGTAATACTTATTCATAGCCATTTCCTCCTTCTAATATTGAAACACCCTAAAGATAGGGGAAAACGGTGCCCCAAACGGCAGAAGACAGCCTTTTCACACTGCAAGCGTCTTGCAGTCGCTCTGAAACCGTTTCACCAGGGCGTAAATCTTACGCTCGCTCACCGAATACTTCTCGGACAGTACAGCTACGGCATACGAGACTTTCTCACCATGATCCAGCAGGCGGGTATAATCCGCATACAGGTCGATATACCGGGCATCTTCCAGACGGATGCCGACCGCCTGGAGCCTTTTCAGTAGCTCCCGGTTAAAGTTTAATATCTCAATTACTTTCATACAACAAAAAAATTATATCTTTGCAGTGCCAATCATTTATTAAAATACAAAAAGCGAACCTGCGACAAAGGGTCTATGCCCCCGGTCGTGCGGGTTCGCTCGTATTGTTAATAAATGATTGGCGTCTATATTAACCAGGCCGGGGGCTTTTTAACTTTCCCAGACCTTTTAATACAACTGTTTATTTAATTATTTCTATATCTACAAAAGTACAATATTTTATTCCTAATGTTATACCTTTCAAAAATAAAAGTAGAATATTAGTAGCTTCCATACATTCTACCCACATTCTACCGGGCGTCTAAAATCAGGTGTTTTTTTCTTCCTTTTTACAGCCTTCAAATCCCGAATAATCGTATTAGAAAGAACCTCTGAATACACCTCCGTAGTTCTGACGGAAGTATGACCTAACAGCTTCTGGACGGTGGTTATCGGAACACCTTGGTGAACAAGCAGGGTCGCACAAGTATGACGGGCTGTATGATAGGTTATGTGCTTCCTTATCCTGGCAAGGGCAGATAATTGGGCAAGATGCTTATTGGCTTCTGAATTAGGTCCGATTTTAGCAAAATCTGTTACTATATCGTAACGTTCCAATACAGCCAATGCCTTACCCTCAAACAGAAGATGTAGCGGAAGTCTTATCTCCACATCTGTTTTGACAGACTTGAAATAAAGCCACCGCTTACCATTCACACGAATAATGTTCTCAGGTGTAAGCTGGCAGAAATCGGAATAGCGCAGACCGGTGTAACAGCAGAACAGGAAGGCATCGAGTACATGGCGAAGCCTTTTGTCGGAGACCTGCAAGTTCTCCAACTTCCGCAGTTCATCCGGTGTCAGGAACTCTTTTCGCCCTTTCTCTTGCTTTATCTTGAATTTCCTGAAAGGATAAGCATCAGAGGGAATATAACCCTGATTAATGGCTTCATTCACCAAGGTACGAAGCTGCCGGAGATGCTTGGCTATCGTATTGACACTATTTCCCTTCTCTTTCAAATGCACTTCAAAATCCCTTAAAAGAGTATAGGTAATGTCTTTGAAATCCAATCCGGGACGGAACTCCTGAAGTACGGTTATCGTTGTCAGAAGATTTTCCTTGGTACTTCTTTTACGGTCGGATTCCTGCACATAGATTCTGGCAAATACGGGGAAAGTGACATTGACCGGCTTGTTTTTTCTGATAGCATCCTTCAGCAATGACAAGGTAACCGGAATGCTGCGCTTCCATAGGGATAGCTCAATGGCTTGCAAGTGTAAAACCTTAATTCCGCAACACTATTATAAAATATTTTTTTTAAGTACCTGAGCAACAAAAAGTTGCTCAGGATTTTG